TTTCAATTAGCGTTGATTGCAAAAGCCTATTTCAAATGATACAGGAAAAAGTAATTAGAAAAAGACTACATAATCTACAACAAATTTATTTTGCAGAATCAATGAAAGATCGCAGACATCAAGACAAATGGTTTATGGGAATCATTGAGCAAAGAATGAAACAAGAAAAAACAAAATTATCACTCTTAAAAATTGGAACAAATGGCAACTAAAAATTATGGTTTAGATAAAAAGCAAATAGCACTTTGTGAAGCTATGTTAACAAAATATCCTAAACCAATCAAAACAAACAATGTTGTATCTTCAGCAGCTACGCTTGTATCTTTTTATAATAGCCTGGATGAAAATAATAGACGCTATTACGAATACATGAATCCAGAAAGAATGGTATCTTTGCTGTGGCAGATAACAAAAATGAATAGTGAAAAGGAAGATGTAAAAGAATCGGCAGTTAGATTATTGAATAAAATAATGGTTAAGATAGTTGTTAATTAATGTTTGTGAGTGTTTAAAAAGGTGTTTTGAGGCGCAGGAGCAAAACTTGCGCCTTTTTTTATTCCCATACCACACCTTGCTGCACTGCATAATCTAATATTCCTTTTGCATGAGCCTTGGCAATGCTTTGCTGCCAACTATTATCAATCATTAGGCAGGCATCGTTGTAATTAGTAAAGAAACCATTTTCAGATAATACTGCTGGCATTGTTATCCCAGTTAACATAGTAAACCTTGCCTCTCTGTCCAAATCACCATCTATGTAATCCGCTCTATGCACCCAGCCAGGAGTGGCAGTACGCACTTGGTCACCTATGCAAGTTGCAAGGAGATCCGATTTAGTTTGTCCTGGTGATGTAAATATTTCCCATCCCCTGGCAGTCGGAGTTGCAGCATTGCCATGAATGGATACTAAGATGGAGTGCTGAGCCATAGAAGCGTAGGAGTTGGCAAGTTGGCAGCGTTTATTTAAAGATGTGTCTGTGACTGGCTCATAAATCTTTTTTACTTGAAAGCCATAATCAATAAGATACTGCTCTAAATAGTTAGCTAATGAGCGATTAAACACTCCCTCAAAAAACCAGCCATAGGAATGAAATTTGCCTACTCTGTGCTGATAACACTTAGATGGATAGGTAACATACTTTTCAGGACCTGTACCCTTGCCAATGCCACCATGCCCGGCATCAAGGCATATTAAAAATTCATTTGGTTTCATTCTGCAAATTGAAAATTATAAACTAAGGATTTTGTACTATCTATCGTGTAATTCATCCATATGCCACCACCAGCTTTAGGTGCTAAACCCTTCTCTACAACATAGCCGTTAAACTCTGTTGGAGCATTTTGGTAAGTCCCAGTTTTAATATGCCATTGCTGATCAACATATTCTTTATACCTTGATAACCTTTGCCGTGTGATTGGAACAATCCAGCGATCATGAGTGTGTCCAGAGATAATTACATTGCAATCAGGAAGATAAACCGCTTTTCTGTTTGTATTTATGACATCGCGCGTTACTGGTCCTCCGGCTCCAAATCCGTGATGGAAACCAATAATAAGGGGCATAGAACCAGTTTCTTCTAAGTAACCAAAAAACCTACAATAAATATATCCTGAATAATTTCCTTTAGAAATATCAAGTTTATAAGCTATCTTATCCGCAATTCCATACTCTATCCTCCTTTCAACCGATGTTTCATGGTTGCCTGGGGAATAGAAAGCAAGTACCTCTTTATAAGGAGTAAGAAAGTCTACAACATCATTAATTACCTCATCAATATACTTTGAAGAGTTGTACTTAGGATTAAGGTCACCTTTATTACTACGCGGATCGTACTTGCCTTGCATCAAATCTAGCAAATCACCAAAAATAAATACTGGAGCATTTCTTTTAAGTGCTAAATCAAGGTGCTGCTTTAATTTATCACGGTCACAATGCACAGAATCAAGGTGAACATCAGATATAAAAAGCATCCATCGTTCTTTCCCATAAACTTGATAATCTTTAAATTCATGCGTGTTCGGAAATATCTTGTTAAGTTTCATGTTTGTTTATTTTAAAGGGGATAGAAATACATCCTATCCCCTCGGCACTAAGGTAGCGAATCTTTCTGCGCCTATAATTTAAAGCCTATTAAAGCAAAAGCTGCAGAAATAAGTCCAAGTTTTGCTGGTAATTGAACCTCTATCTCTTTGCCAGCACATTCTTTGCTTGTCTCCTTAATCTTATCCCAGATGATTTGAGCCAGTTGAATATATTGCCGCCAAGTAAATTTTATTTTATTGGTTTCCATAAAAATATTCACCTCTCCTGCTAGCTCTGCAAAATTAAGTGAGTAACAAGCAATATCACCTATTGGTGATTTAACTGTGTCTGCGTTTTTTAACGCACTTTTTAAATTTGTTTCAATCATTTTATTTGTTTTTAACGTCTGAAAAATCTAAGAATAATTGTACCGATGTTTGCTCCAGTTATTGATTTTATATTCTCCGAAATACTATATAGCTCAGTGAATGAAATCAAGAAACTAACACTATATACTATTTGCGAAGGTAACCCAAAAGTAACACTAGCACCGTGAAAAATCATGATACCCACAAAATAAACAACAATCTTTTGTGAAGTACGATATAAGCCTTTACTTGTTATTTTTTCATTCCTTTTTTTTGCCGCAAGAATACCTGTAATTGTATCTGAAAAAACTACAAAAATTGTAAAACTCAAAAAATGTTGGATAGGCAGAAAAAACGAGAAAATTACTCCACAACAAATAGAATAAACTATACCGTCATAGCCAAGTTTTAAAAGGTTGTAAATTATTGATTTCATATTTATACTATTTAATTTCCAGCCATTTTTAACCAGTTAGAACCATCGCTTACAAGAGTAGTAAATTTACCTCCACCAGATGTTAATATTATTGCATCTAATGTTGAACTATTTAAAGGTTCAATATTATTTGCATTTGAATTAACTGCACCATTTCCTATATTTTTTATAGTAATCGCCATACCTGTATTTAAACTTGCAGTTGGTAATGTAATTGTAACCGTAGAACTTTGATTTATTTTTAAATATAATTGCTCAATTAAACCGTAATCACTTATTAGTGATATTGTTGTTGATGTTGATGATAAATAACCATTATCACCTCTTGTAACCGATAAAGAACCACTTGTTAAACTTAATCCGCTACCTATGGATATTTCACCTATTGCATTACTACTATTTACACCAAGAACATGAGTTAAAGATGATGTTGTAGCCATTGTACCTACACTTGCACCGCCTGTTAATGTGCTAAAACCAGTTGCGCTAAATGCTCCACTTGTTGCCAAATCTCCCGTAAATGTTTTATTTCCTGCCATACTTTGAGTTGATGTAGTAACTACGCCCGATGCAGTAGTAGAAGCATTAGCAATAGTTATATTTGGTGTAGTTCCTCCACTTGATGAAATAGGTAAGGATCCTGTAACACTTGTAACCGTTCCATTTCCATTACCTGTTCCTGCGCCAATAGCAGTTCTAAAATCTGTAGCACTTAATGCGCTCACCGTATTATCAGCGTTAAACCTTGGGAAAGTAATAGCAGAAGGATTAGTTAATGTAAACATTGATTGTCCTATTGTTGTACCTCCTAAATCACTTCGCATTCCATCGGCTGCCCTTTGGCTAACCGTGTTATCTGCATTGTATCTTAAAAATGAAATTGCTCCTATATCTGTTAAAGTAAAAGTATTTGCACCTCGCACCGTTGCGCCTAAAGCAGTCCTTGCAGCCGATGCTGATGTTGCACCTGTGCCTCCGTTGGCAATTGCTAATGTGCCAGCCAATGTCACTGCGCCAGATGTAGCAGAGGATGGAGTAAAGCCAGTAGTACCTGCTGAAAAAGTGGTCACACCTGTTGAAGATGTAAGATAAGTTGAAGCGTCTACACTTCCATCAGCTTTTAAAAATTGTGAAGATGTACCACCAGATTTAATTATTGAATTACCTGTAATATTACCAGCAAATGTAGAATTGCTTCCAAAATAATTTGTCCCAGTGCCAGTTTGATAAATACCGTAATCACCTCCTGAAGCAGTTGATACATATAGACCGTAATGATTACCTCCAACGGTTGATGTATTTGTAAAATAACCAGCATAAGTTGAGCCAAGAGTTCCACTTCCTGACGCTGCTGCCTCACCAAATACACCGTATGCTATTCCAATACCATTTACATCATTTTGAGTTACTTTACCTTTTAATGAAATTGCAGTTGCGGTATTTGTTGATGTTTCCGAAATAATTCCGTAAGAATTTTGTTGATTTGTATTAACAAATAAATTTAACCCTGTAACATTTTGTGAGGAAGGTATTCCAGTATAAGAATAATTTATATTTAAAAGTGTATCAGTAAAATTATTATCACTACTGCTTTTTCTTATATCTAAAAATGATGTTGGACTACCAGTTCCTAAACCAATATTTCCATTATCAAATAATGATGAATTTCCTAATGTACTTGTTCCTGTAAATTTTGGTAAATAATTTGTTGTACCTGACAACAATGGCTGATATGTCGAAGCTGCAACACCTGACCTTAAATAATTTGTAAGCATGGAAGCCGTATCGCTTACCAAAAGTGCTGCAGTTGTGTCTCGCCAAATACCTTCACTACTTTTATAATACAAAGTTGCATTACTTGCAGGAGATGTAATTAACACATCATGCAATTCATCTAATTCTAAACCATTTTTTATTTTAACAAATAATTCTCCTGAACCAGCATTAGTTTTAACACACACACCGATATAAACACCATGGTTAGGTGCTTGTGGCTTGTTTGATGTCAGTCCTCCTGCAACTGTTGGAGATAAGTAAACGGCAGAATCTTCTGTTAATCCTGATGTATTTATTCCGGTAATTAATCCTTCTGTAATGACATAGCCACTTGCATTATCCGCTATGCTTTCCGCAACAATGCCAAATGTATTTGCCGATGTTGGATCGCTTGTTGCAAGTGCCTTGGCTGCTGTTATTCTGTTTCCCTGGCTACCTGACAAATAAACTGCAGTACCCTTAGATAATGTTGAGCCAGTAACATTGCTTACTCTTTGATGTAGTTGCTGCCCTATTACATTGGTGACATTGCCACCTTTTAAGCCTTGAATCAAAGAGCCTTGAGAATCATTGTATTCTACTTCACCCACTCCTACTGTGCCATCCTTTGCCGTATTAAAGGTAATAGAATCAAATGGCATTGTTGCACCTTGAATTATAATCGTATCACTATTATTAAACTTCCATCCTCCTTTAGTCTTTATATAACTAAATAAGACATTGTTTACTGTATCAAATAAATGATAAGCATTATTAATAGTAGAAGGTTTTAATGCTGTTGTATCGCTTGACCTTCCTCTAAAAACCAGCCCATCGCCGGTAGTCTGGTAACCCAATCTTTGTTTATTCCCTGTCGCTGGATACTGGGCAAAGGCAAAGGTGCAGGAAAGGAGGAGGAGAAAGGATAGCGTTTCTCTTTTTTTTGGAATCTTAATTTTGTTTATCATTTTACCTATGTATTTTCTTCCTAAACCAAGTACAAGTTCTTGCGCTAAAACACCAGCAATTCGACCAATGGATTTTAAAAACTTTTTTTCTTTCTTAGGTGCTTGTATTTCCATTAGTTTATAATTATTGCAAAAATGATATAATTTGAACCATCGTAATGCGTATTACTATCTATTGTAATTGTGCTTGGTTGAGTAATAGTATATTGAGATGCAATTAATTTCTGACCATTTTGGTAAACTTGGATAGATGCATCTGTATTTGTTGTTGGCAAAACTCCATCGTTTTTAGTGTACGTTAAAACATTGGAATTAACTGCAATAAATTCCTCTGAAAATATAGAAATTAAAGATCCAGTAACCGTGACATTTGTAATGCTTTCATTGACATTATTATTAACTACACCACCACTTCCTGCGTTATTAGCAACTTCTGCAAAGTCGCGAGGTTTCGATAAAACTGTTCTTTCTGTATAACTAGGCATGCTCATCTATTTTAAAGTAATCACCTCTCCAAATATCTGTGTTTAAGTCGTATAAACCACGCTCAAAAACATAGTATCCGGAGGAATATTCAATTACTTTGTGAGGTAAATAAACATCATCTATGCTTAAATTTTGAAATGGCATATCTATCATTCTTGGCAAAGGTCTTAACTGTCCTTTTATTACTTCATTCACAAGAAGCTGCGTCACTTTGTTAAATCCTTGCCCGGAAGAAACATCCCAGGTATTACTTAGCTTAAATGTACCAGCGTCTTCTTTAACTTTTAAAGCGCCATTTGTTGTTGCGGATATTCCATCGCCTAAATATGTATCTAAATCAAATACTACAGAAGATTTTTCATCATTATCTGATCCGTATTCTTTAATGTCAGCTTGTCCTCCAATAGTGCCATCTGGCAGAAACTCTAAATAATTATTATTAATAGTATATGAAAGAGCGTAATTGCTTATAATATTTGTTCCTGCCTCATTACGCATCTCTTTTAAACGCATTGACCAAACATATTCAGCAGTCTCAGGAATATCTAAAGTATCAAATGATATTGTTTTATTAACTACAAAAGCATTATCAGCAAATACAGTTTCAACGTTAAATTCATATTCTGCTGCTGATGTCTCCCAACTGGCAGCATCTAACTGAAAATTAAAACCAGTTGTATAGTTGACATTTCTTTTTAAATATTTATTTTCTTGTTTTACTTGTAAAGATGTAATCTTGCCTGTAAAATTTGGAGAAGAAATTGAATCTAATTTTAATGTATCTGTATTTGTTGACTCTATTATATATTCATAATCTCCACTTTCTGTTATGGTTTTTGTAACACCTCCTAATCTTAATCTTAACTGTCCAGTATTATCTAATTTTACTTTTATATTAACGTAATATTTTCTATTAGCCGTAACGCTAAAAGTAGTATAATATGCTTCTGTCGCAGCCAATGTTCCTTCCAATATGTTATCAGCAATTAACCAACCACTGCCCAATGTCCAGTTAGCAGATGCAAAGCCTTGTAAAGGAAATGAATTAATTATAGATGCTAATTTTATAGCAAATACAAATTGGTAAGGCTCAAAAGTAGCAGGAGAAATTACCGCAGCGTAAAAATTTAATATACCTGTATAGCTTAACCTTGCCTCTACATTTGTGCTATCCAATGTCGGAGTAATAACTTGTTCAGGAGTTGCATTTGTAGCGTATGTATATTCTTTTCCAGCAAGTAAATTTTGTTTTCCAAAATAGTTATAGCGTATAACTGCATTTTTTAAGGGAGGATAATATGACCATCTGCCACCGCTTAATCTCATTAATTTACTATTGGCTAAATCAGTTTGCCGATTTAAAGTAGTAAAATCTAAATTAAACGTACCACTACTCTGAATGCCAAAACCATTATATTTAAAATATCTATGATTCTTTGGATTAAGATATTCGTTAACTTGAATAAACCAATATTGATTTCCACTAAATAAAAGCCTTGCTCCAAATGTCTGGCATATTTTCTTTAAAACATCGTAGCAACTTTGATATGTGTAATTATTCTTCGTATCTCTGTGATAAAAGGCTCTGTGACTTATAACTGTGCGAAGAGCAAAATCATTGTTTGCGGAATAAGTTATACTATTTTCATGCCAGTTAAATACTGTATGTAGTATTGGCAAGCTATTAGCCACCAAGTTTTCCTGAACAAAATCCAGTTGATTTAAACAATTGCAAATATGCTGAACCACTGTGTCCTGCCCAAGGTAAGGACCTACCTCACTTTTGTATAATAAAGTTTTCAACCATGCCAAGCCATCAACTGCCTCAATTTGTGCAGTGAATCCTATATCAGTTGTGACATCTTCAAACTCGACTAAATCTGTAACTATGTATCCATACCATTTAAATAATACTGTTGTATTGTCATCTTCATAACTTGTTAACTCCATGCTAAACCTACCCTCAACGGCAAATCCTATATCATTTAGTAAAGTTTGTAAAGCTGCAGAATTTATAATTAAATTTAATCTTAAACGAGATCCGATAATAGGAGCAAAACGCTCCATGCCCTGGCTTGTTTCACTATCATATTGAAGCTGAATATTGATAGTATCAAAAGAACCGACTGCACCGGAATAATCTTTATCTTTAATAGATATAGTTATCTTCCTTTTCTTCTCGTTATATACAGTCGTTTGATACCTTACCGCCATTACTGAACTCTATTTAAAGTCTTTTGCGACCTATTCAATAATATAATTAAATCATTGCCACTTATCCTTGTTTCTAACACACCGCCCATGCCTCCAACATCGCCAAGCATACCTTTTAACTTTGATAGAGGTGCTATAACTTCAGGGTCAACCCTTGCGTTTCGATTATCTCCAACAGTTGCCATGGTGGGTCCGAATGCCAAGCCACCTTCCGCAAGTTTAGGAGGAGATATTTTTGAAATTATTGTAGTAAATAATCCAGATGCTAAAGCTCCAGCTGCACCTGCAATAGCTACACCAACTGGACCTAATGTACCAGCAGGCCCTTTTAAAGTGTTAGCTACTGCTGCAGCAACACCTTGTTGTATCAATGACTTTATAATGCTTAAACCACCTTTAACTACTGCGTTAGCAAAATCATTAAATGAACCTATACCTTTTTCAAACTCATTTGCTAAAAGTCCAATACCTGATGATATAGCAGAATTAATATTTATTGATGCGTTACCTAATTCATTCATTTTTAATCCTAAAGACTCTATTTCAGTTTTAAAAGCTACAATAGCAGGAATAGGAGGAACAAATTTTGTAGTAGCATCATTTAAAGCTAATGTTGTTTCTTTTAATCTTTCTGCTTCAGCTGTAACGCTTGTTAATTTTGTTGGCAACACATCTAATGTTGGCAACATTGTTGTAATACCTAAAGGCTGTATAGAAGGTTGTAAAGTAGCTGCTTTACCGACTGTACCACCTGTATTAATTGCAGTTGGTTCAGTTGGTAAAGTTGGTGGAGTTATACCTCCGCCACCTCCACTTGCTTTTGCACCAGTAGTAAACAATGAAGCAAGTTTACCTTTTAAACTATCAACCGTTTCTCCAATACTTTTAAATTCAGTAGCAACAATTCTTTGCTCTTTTTGATATTCAGTTAATCCATCAAGATTAAATAATTTTAATCCAAGAGATTTTTGTAAATTATCTATACTTTTTAAAACTGATGCCACACCTGACATCACGCTATTTTTAATATTTATCCATATATTTTTAAACCTATCAGTAAATGCTTGCCAATTATCATATACATATAAGGCAATAGCACCAAGCGCAGCAATTGATGCAGTAACAACTAAAATCATTGGGTTGGCTGCTAGGTAGGTAAATGCTTTACTTATATTACCTATTCCTTGAACAACAAATTTAGTAGCACCAACTAAAGCACCGTATGTGCTTATTAATTTTCCTACAATAAAAATAATAGGCCCTATAGATGCGGCTACTAAAGCAGCCTTAACGATGAAGCCTTGCGTCTCTGGATTAAGCGCCTTAAATCCATCTACTAATCCTTGAATATATTTACTTAAACTTTCTGCAACCGCTTGTAAATTTAATGATTCATTAATTGCTTTACCAAATTCTGCCAAAGAAGCCGTTACATTATCTTTTAAATTGTCAAATGTATTACCTAAACCTCCTTGCGCCCTTTCCAACTTACTTAAGGCAGATACTGATCGCGTAATAAATTCTTCACTACTTACACCTATTGCCCGTATACCCTCCGCAGTGACCGTTCCAAATTCCTCTTTCATTACACGCGCAAACTCTGGCAACCTTTCTTTAATCTGATTAAGGTCTTCTTGAGTCACTTTACCAACTGCGCTTATTTGACTTAAAGCTAATGTAACACCACTAAATTGTTCTGCTCCTCCTCCTGACCTCGCAACTGCATTGCCAAACTGTGTGATAGTTTCTCTGGCTGCATCGGCAGACATTCCTACACTTTGCAACGAGGCAGAAGCTTTAACAACTTCAGGCAAGGCTAAACCAGGATTCTCGGCAACTTTTCTTAATTTATCTAACTCCTCTTTTGCTCCTTCACTACTACCCATTATGGCAATTAATCCATTCTCCAACTTCTCCATGTCAGCAAATGCCTTTAAAGAAGCTGCACCAACACCAATCAATGGCAATGTAATAGATTGCGTCATTGTGCTGCCTATAGATTGCATTTGTGAGCCAAACTTAGCCATGCGACTTTCCACCTTGCCCAGTTCTCTGGATAGGTTGGAAACATCTATTCCAAGTTTTAGCATCAAAGTAGAACCGCCTGCCATATTTTACTCTTTATCCCATTTTTCAAAAATTGTTTTATCAATTTCTGTTAAACTTCGTTTTATTGGTTTTGGATTATCATTCTCCCAAGGAAATTCAATTAAATCTTTTGGCTTAATCGACTTTCCTTTTGCCGTATGAACATTTAATAAAAGTGTTGTTTGCCACCTGGTTCTTTCCCACTCAAATTGCTGCTCTATTTCAAATTGGTTGTTATAACCTTGCATGGCTATTATAACCTCTCTTAGTGTCATCTCATAGTATTGCGGAGGTGGAAATCTTAAGACTCCAAAGCAAAATCGTTCGATATACTCCAGTGTTAACTCACCGCCTCCGCTATCTCGTTTTTTCTTTCCGGATCTTCAGGAACTGATATCTCGTTTGTTATCAACTCCGTTATCCTATTTATTCCTCCCTTATCCAAATCTACTAAATCGCAAAACTTTTCTAAGGTATATGGACATTTCTCTCCCTTTGCTTTGTATCCTGCTTGAACACCGGCAAAGGCAAGTTCAAGGGCAAATAAAAGGTCTTCGCCAAGTTGGGAGAGGTCACTTAGCTTAAGATTCCTCTCCCTTAAAAATGTACCTAAAACGAACATACCAAACTTTACTGGAATGTCCGCATTAGCTATTTTTATTGTTTTCATTTTAGGTAATTTTTAATTCTAAGATTTAACTGACTTTGTAATTGCACCGGTAACTTCAAACGAAGCTGAGTAGCTTGTATTTTCTTCTACGGCAGCGTTTAAATCCAATGATGTACAGATGGCAGACATTGTAAACACATTATCACCGCTTACATCAGTAGTAAACTTAATAGTTAGAGCAGTGCCGCTTATCAAATCTGTAAATAAATCATCAAACAAGTAATTTGTAGAAGAATCGCCAGGCCCAGCGTACAACGCTTCTGTTGACAGTGTGCCTGAAAGTTGACCTTTTTTAACTTCTCTCCATCCACCGCTTGCGCTATCTTTGGTTAAGATTTCACGCATAGCAGCAGTGATGTTCATTTGGCAGGATGTAGCGTAACCGATAGCAG